AAGTAATTAATCAGGTGATAGATACAAGGTCAATAAGCAGTCTAGGAAGCTCATAGAGCAACGTTTATCCTAGCACTGGTATGGTTGGTATATTGAGACGAAAAGAATTGCTGTACAAGGAGTGCAAATGAATAATTAGTAAGGCCATCGCCTAAAAACGGTGGCCTTATTTTATGCTCAAATTTACTGACTACAATCCACGCACAGCAAAATTAAAAAATTTGGGGATCGGCCTGCACCTGACACAGAATAAAAAACGCTGTACGGGAAAGCTAAATCTGTGATTTATTTCACATATAAAATTAATCAAAATAGCTGGAAAATAGCTATATATTGTTGCACTTATACTTGCATGCTGTTATAATATAGTAGAACAAGCTAAGGAATGATGAAGTAGAGAGAAGACAAGGTAGCCCAGCAAGAAACTCATTGATTAACGTTACAAAGAACATCCCCTGTCCAAATGTAAAACTCGTAGCACATTTGTTCTATGTGATTAATTTCACAATAACTGATTCAATTTTGGGTAGGGTGGAATTTGACCATGATCTAACTGGCGAATACTTTGCTATTTTCTGAACTTTTCTAAAAACTCCTTTCTTGTCTAAACTTTGCTATACTTTTCTTATGGATACAATTTAATGTATCTCACTTACAATTATAAGGGTTGTGGGTATATATGTCAAGCAATATGGTTAGAGACTTTAAACCGCCACGCTTATTATCTCTAACCATACCTGAAAGGAATATCGGTTAATATGTTTTGAAGGAGCAGGACTCGCTTGATAGCTCTACTCCCCTAATAATGGGAATAACAAAACCCAAAATCAATTCACATTAACGACATAAACATGAGACTCCATTATAAGGCTTGTGGGCATACGTGTCAAACCCCAATAAAAAAGACCTGCAAAATACTTGACAGGGATAATAGGTAATGTTACTTTTTATCACATGACCCAACAATTAACTACAATAGCAAATACTGAAACTGGCTATCAGGAAATGCACAGGCAAATCAAACAAACCAGTGGCAGGCTATTCTATATACTCTCAGTAATACCAGACCCTATATGCCTCTGGCTTTAGGATCAGAGAATTTATGGGTAGAACGGGCGTAAAGAAATATTATCCAACTAAACAACACTCTAACCCAAGATATGACTACGATACAGCAAGAAATACCCTAGTTAATATAACCAGTACAGCTAGAACACTTGAAATGCTCCGTACGGTTAAAGCAGACAGGGTTGCAGTCCTACTGTGTAAAGACATCTATATCAATAAAGAACTATATTATAAGGCTCTCAGAATTAAACAGGAAAATGACCAACAATTATCTGAGAACATTATTCAATTAATCAATAATCATAATTTAAGTAATTCATAGGAGTCAACTAATGAGAATAGAAGAATCCAATATAGAGGCGTCTAAGAGGACATTAGAGAAGCATTTTAAACTTGACTATAGTAATGGTACTTTAGACGAAAAACAGAGGGCTGAATTAGCTAAAGACTTCAGGGCTATTCTTTATTCTTTGTATTGTATTGAATCTCTTATATTGGTTGAGGAGATTGAGATTTTTAATATGTTGAAGTTGGATTGTCATTGTATGGATTTAAGGGATTAATTTTTCTTTGCGCCGGACTTTTCAAAGCAAAAGAGTTGAAAGACTTGACAAGAAATATAAACTGATGTTACTCTGTATTTAGTTAAGACAAAACACGAAAAGGAACTAAGAGACATTAGAAAAAACACAACTGAATATCGGAGTGGATAGATTAATTAAAACAAAGGAGTATTGAATGGCACTAGTTTACGAAGTCCAGATTAAAACCGAAAGCGGTCACGATTGGAAGAAGATACGTCAAATTTTTGATGGGGTTAATTCACCTATGACAGAACCGTATAGCTACAAAATAAAGCGTAGTGATAAATATATACCAAGTGGAATGCCTGTCGTTGACTGCAATAGAGATTGGGACTTTATAAAAACAACATATAAAGAAAGATTAGATTCATATAAATTTTAAGTTAAGGCCACCGCCAAAACGCGGTGGCTTTATTATAGGAGTAAATAAATCAATGGCTTATAGAACTAAAAAAAGGAACTTCACTAAACAACAAAAACAGATGAATGAAGTGCTTAAAAGAGAGGAACAAAACGTCAGAGCTTTAAAGCGTCTTATTTTAGACGTTGGAGAATCGGCTCTTGATAGTAAATTGGGGTTCGTTAAATGTGTATGCGGAACTGACTGTATACCACTCAACAAGTTAGGTATNAGTAAAACTGAATGGCAAATACATTACGAAACAACTTTATTACCTAAAATTGCAGAGCAAAGATCAAAGTACCCAAAATTACGAGACAGGATAACTAACGACTACAAACCAGCACATGTTTCGTGGAATGACTTGCGGTCAGCGAGCGAAAAATTTATATAACAAGGAGTAAAGAAAGAATGAAAGACCAATTTATAACACAAATTACAGATGAAGATTTTCCTCCAGTGTGGGAAGTATCTGAGATGCGAGAATATGACCGATGGAGCTTTAATGCTGGACAATCTTATCCAGTCATTTTAAAAGAATTTGGAACACTTGAAGATGCACAGAAGGAATATCCAAAGGCCGAATATCAGGCTGAGTCTATGCCTTTAAATACTAATAATTTCGATCATTTACCCGATGAGGAAATGACGGCATACCAAGAGCAATCATATTGGGATAACTATGACGGTCGTAGGGACTGGTAAACAATGTATTACACAATGACACAATCAGATTTTCTTGACGCGTTCAGGGGTGCTAATGGGTGGTCAGACACCTATAAGAACAATTTTAGTTATACTGGTTTACTCGCTTTATATGAGTATCTNGAAAATTTAGAGGATGATACCGGCGAGAAGTTAGAATTTGACCGCGTTGCGATTGCTTGCGATTTTAGCGAGTATGACAGCATAAAAGAATTTCAATCCGATTATGGTAAACCAGAAATAAAAACGCTTGACGATTTAAGCAACGAAACAGTAGTTATAAAAGTCGATGATCCTGACAGGGAAAACGCTTTCATAATGGGGGTGTTTTAAATGCCTAAATATGAAGTGATCGTTAAATTCGTTGAGCATTATAGACACGAGGTGACGGCAGACTCACAACAAGAAGCGCAAGCACAAGTAGAAGAAGGCCTTTACGAAGGCAACACAGGCGAGTTAATAGAGAACTCAGGCGACATTTATGTAGAGTCTGTTACAGAGGTAAACAATGGGTAACAGAGCAGTATTAGAGTTTGAAGATAATCCAGTAGGTATATATTTACACTGGAATGGCGGTAGAAACACCGTAGAGCCATTATTAGAGGTTGCTAGGGAGTATGGGGTTAGAGGCGATGATTATGGCGTAGCTAGATTAGCACAAATGATAGGCAACTTTTTTGGTGGAACTTTATCAATAGGCGTTGGCCTAGTCGATAGAATGGATTGCGACAATGGCGACAATGGCGTTTATTTAATAGACAACAATCTAAACATAATAGAGCGGAAGTATTTTAGCGGACAGGAACAAACAAAAGATGATCCAAAGTTAATCAAACAACATTTTAAAAAGATTAATGACGATATATTTAAAAAGGAGAATGAATGACTTATTTCAAATTGAAGGATAAATACCCTAACAGGAAAGTAACCTATACTGCGCTAGTTAAAGCAGTTAGTGGAAACGAATATCGAACACTACAATCCATCGGTGATGAGTTTGGAGTTACTAGGGAAAGAGTAAGACAGTTGTTAATAAAACATGGGCTGTCTGATGTGCCATCGCGTCAAAAGCCAGACCCTAGAAAAATTTGTAGACATTGTAACAATCCTGTGGAAATGCGCTATTTTATTAGAACAACATCGAGTAATAAAGGCGCGTGGTATCCAGCATCACACCAAGAGTGTCGAGACAAGTGGAGTGTTAATAATTGGACAGAAGTACAATGTACTAATTGTCAAATACCAATAGAACTACGGAAGTCTGACGCTCGACTCAAACGGCGAATAAAGGACTGGTTGTTTTGTAGTAAAAGGTGTTCAACAACATATCGCGTTGCAAATGAGACTGATTGGTTTGGAACTTGGGCAAAGAGTAGCCATCTTAACCGGCGCAACTACAAGAAATCTATTCTCCCTAAGAAAGAGGCAAGTAAAGCACCTGTCCAAAAAGAAAGAGAAAAAACCAAAATGGAGATGGCTGAGGAGAAATTTGGTGATCTTAAAGTTTTAATTCCAAATTTAATTGAGGAAGTCGGAGTTGGTAACACAGCTAAAGCGTTGGAAATAAGCAGACCTACGTTTGACCGCTGGAGAACAAGATTAGCAATTCAAAAGGCGAGCAGACTATGAGTGATGGAGTTAGAAACAGCCTAATAAAAGAATATGGGATATCTGAGATAGTTAATAAGATAGTATCGCAGATGCCTATTGAAGAATTAGAGGATATTGTACAGGCTCATATCGAGGATGAATTATCAGTATTAGCAGAAGACTTAGGAGATCGACAGAAGTTTATAAACGAAGTACAGGAGATATACTTTTAATGTTACTACAACCTTTAAGGACTGGAAAACAACTGTTACTAAATCAGGTTGGTCGGATTGTAGATATTTTTGACGCGGACGTCATAACATTCGAGTTACAATCATCAAATGGTAAAAAGGTCATTAAACGCTTGCCGTACAGCCACGAAAAAGGATGTCCGAAGGCAGATACACCAGAGACCTTAAAAGAATCGCTGTACTGTACGTGTAAATCAAATTGGGAGCTTAATCATGTTAAAAATTAACACCTCTAAAGACAGGACTTGTTGGAACTGTAAGAAACAAGCTGTAGATCACATTGTCTATTATGAAACTACGACTGTTAAGGGATTTGTTTGCCAAAACTGTTTAGACCAGTTTACCATGTGTGATAGATGTCAAATGGAAATACCACCTGAACAAATCCACTATATTGTTACAGCACTAAAGACCCAAGACGCGGAGCAAGTCTGTATAACTTGCATTGACCCCTGTTTAGACGTAAATGTCAGCTCTAACGTTAGGGCGGTGTATTAATGAGATATATAAGAACCATCCAAATACCAGATCAATTCTATTTTGAATTTGATGCTGAAACACCAGAGGAGATCGACTTGGCATTTAAAGATCATTGGGATATTGATAAACAAGATTTCATTGATACTCTCAGCGTTAATGATTTGGACATTATAAAAACAGAGACAGAACAGGCTTTTAAAGACCGCCAGAAAGCCGAGAGAGCAAAGATTTTCGGAAATGACTAGCAGAGCTTATAAAATTAAAAAGAATAGCTTAAAAAGGAAAAGATAAAAATGTTTAAATTATTAACAACAACAAAGGATCAAACTATGTATCAATCACAAGTTCAATATAGATATGAGAGATGGAGTATTCAAAAAATATTAAAGTTAAAAGCAACAGGTAAATTACAAAGAGACCTTACTTATCAAAGAAACGATAAGATATGGGCAACCGAAAAAAGAAACGAATTTTGTCAAGGGTTGTTTAATTATCCTATGTCGTCTCCAATTTTGTTGGACGGACGCGTTAAAACACACTATAAGATCATTAACGGACAGCAAAGACTACACACCCTAAATGACTTGTATGAAGATAATTTAAAGTTAAAGCCACTTCTACATAAAAAGTATGGACATCAATTATCGGGCTTTTTTATTGAGTTACCAAAAGCAGCTAAAAATTTCATATTAAAAGAGAAACTTAATATAGTTATAGCGGAAACTGGATCGGATCAAGATATAATTGAACTTTATCAAAACGAAAATCAAGGAACGCCGTTAAATAGTGCAGAGATGCGAAAACCTTTAAACCATGAATTAAATGCCTTTCTCGATACTTTGCTTAATAAGCATTATATTTTTAAATATAAAGATTTAAAAAATTCAGACCCGAAAAAAGCTCCGATAATAAACGCTACACAGCATAGAGAATCATTAAGAACTTTGATTGAACAATGTTTATTGATTTTCAATCATAGTGATATAAGAGTAAGTATTTCAAATGAGCAATTAACAAAACAAGCGTTAACGATTAATAACCAAATATTAAATCAAGAATTTGTAAGAAATATGATTAATGCGTTTAATTATGTGGGTAAAGGGGTCGAAAAAATTAAACGAACAAATCCCGATTTAATAATAAAAGCACGTGGTCAAGGGGGTAAGAGTGGGGGAATTCTCAGTAAAGCTCTAATTAAACATGCCTTATATTGTTATGATGTCCTACTGCAAAGGGGTTATCCAATCAAAGGCCAAGAAGAAAATTTTATGGGGTATATACTACAATATAAATTCGTACCAGACTTAAAGCGGAGAATGGCTGTTTATTATTCGCGTGATAATAGTGCAAAACTCCGATGGGAGGCACATCAGTTCATGTTAAGGCGACTATTAAAAGAGAAGTGGTTAGTTCGGCCAATAAATATAAGTAAGGTCGCTTAATCTATTTAATTTAAGGAGAAANACAAAATGACTATAAAAAGAAACCATAGCCCAAGTATGCACTATAACCANAATGAAACAGAAATAGCGGTTTTATTCACAGATGAATACTGCTCTTTTTACATGCCCAATGATCCAGAGCCGATCTTTGGTATAAGACGTGAGATAGTGGAAATATTAGCNCATCAATGGCCTGATGGAACAGAGGTGTGTCCAGCTTGTGACTCGGACGACCCGAACCACACAATGCNAGGAGCAGACTGAATGATTAACGAGAAAGATAATATCTGCCCTGAATGTGAACACTCACTAATCGAGGGATCAGACTATTGCCACAATTGCGATCCACCGCAGGAGTGGGAAAGAGTAGAAAATGAATAACATTGATTGGCCTATTTCAGAGATTGAAACAGAAATACAAATAACTTGGTCAATCCATGATGTAAAGAGTAGAGATTCAACTCTAAGTGATGATGAGGCAATAGAGATTTTGTTGTTGATTAGAGATAATCACGATGCGTCAATAGGGGTTAATTGGGATGTGATAGATGCAGCAATCGAGTGTTGGAAGAAGTGACAATNGAGTNTTGGTGACTAATAAACCCATAAAACGATCGACACACAGCCACGAAAAGATAGTCCAGATAGCTACCACACCAAAGACTAACTAAAAAACGCTCTAATTTAAACAAGGACACAATACAATGCTGAAATACGAAGTTACTACAGATATGGTTGAACATTACTTTGCAGGTAATTTAAAAAAATTGACTCAGGTATTCAATGGACTATTCAAAGAAAATACTAGATTGAAATCGGAGTTTATTAAAAATCTCAACTACGATATACTAGAGAGGTTTCTCAATGCTGATTGCAACATACACGAGCCGTCAGGCTGGCATTGTGAAGAGTGTTGTGATTGCCGGACTAAAGGCCAGTTAAAGGAGTGGGACTGGCCTATTGGATGTAGATATGACCATGAATAATCAAGAGCAAGAATTTGAATGTGTGTTTGAGTGTACAGGTTGTGGCTCATATCCGACCGAACAGATAATCGAGGATGAAGGACGGCCTGTATCCTATTGTGAGTATTGTGAGATAGATATCGTGTTCGAGTGTTTACTGGTTTATAAATCGCGCGGAGGCCACGACACATGTATAGGCACTTATCCAATGGGAGAAAAAAATGAAGTATGATTGCAACATACACGAAGATGTAAATGAGTAAATTTATGTTATAATTTAAAGATAGTTGATAGTAGGGGTTTAACCAGCTACTATCGTTAGGCCAAAGACCCTAGATGGTTTCTTATTTACTCCTCATCTAGGGTCTTTTTTATGTTATTTTAAAAATACCTCAAAAAACGGTTTGAGAAAGGCTTGAAATTGTTTTAGAAGTGTCTATGATATGTATAGGAAATAGGAGAGGTATTTATGAACCCCAAAATCTCTTTGACACTGAAGGAAAACGAAGTTTATCAAATTCGCTTTAATGGAGAAATATCCATTTATGTTCCCAACTATGAACGCCAGCAGATAAACCTTTACTTCAAGCGTAAATTACAAGAGAGGCACAAATCTCAATCTAACGAGTGGATCACATGACACCGAGTCTAAGGGGCTTATTATGGCTTTGCTTACTAGGGTTTATTGTAGGCCTTTGTCAGAATTGTCTGCCAACATACTCAACACTTATCGTTTAAGCTATCAATAAGGATTTTTAATTATGACAAAGAAAGCAACTTGCACTGAATGTGGCAGCGAGAATGTGAGATTGATTTTACCAGCTTTTTATGCCTATGACTCTAGCACTGGAGAATTTGAGACGCATTTATACAATGAAGACTGGCCTGTGTCTTATGTCTGTATTGACTGTTCTAATGAATCAGCAGACATGGATCACGTGGTGGAAATCATAAATAGTTGACAAGATATTGATTCAGGTGTACCATAAGACTTAGGTCTTGGTTTCACAAGATCAAATTTAAAAAGAGAAAAGGAATTTTAACAACAAAATAATAGGTGGTTAATAAGGCTAGGATTTGATAACAGAACCGTATCCTTAGACAGACATTACAATCTTTTAAGATGTAAAGTAAACCATCCAAGATAAACTACGGTCAATGGCTTGTTAAGGCATTAACAACAACCTAGACCACAAGCGTTTTGGATTATCTGCAACTAAGCAAGTAGACAGCAACAACACCGAAAGTTAAGCAGTTGTGAATCAAGCCTAAACATTAATTGATCTTACTGGACGGCAGTTCAGCAATTAAGTTTAGAGATTACTGTAACTTATTAAAAGAGTATTTTAGCGAATATTCTTTATTGGAAACAAGGCCTTAAATGTAGAGAAAATTCTACGGCCTATTAGTTATTACAACTTTTGGAGGAATTAGAAATTGTGACAGCAGAAAACAAAAATATATGGGAAGTGCTTATAATTGAAAATTGTAAGCACTTAAAAAAGAAAAAAGAGAAAACATATATTTTGAGAGGCGAACCAAATTTTTTTGCCCGTCCCTTCCTATAGGCCTTCCACTTCCTATAAACTAGAATTTATATCCCCCCCCTTCCTATATAGACTCCCTTCCTACTTAACCTTCCACTTCCTCTAATAACAATGCCCGTCCCTTCCACTTCCATTCCTTCCTATGATGCTATGCCCTTCCCTTCCTATCTACCCCGTCCCTTCCTATCTAACCTCCTCCTTCCTATACTCCCATAATCTAATATGCCCCCCCCTTCCTACTTCCTATGCCCCGCCCTTCCTAAGAGATTATTTATTAGGGACTTTAACAATATACTCTCCTGTTATAAGTGAGTTATCAAATTGTTGTACTTTAACCCTTCCCACCAAACCTTTTAATGCTTGGCACGCTTCCTCTTCCTCCCCTTCCCACACTATAAAACTCATCAACGAATAGGCTCCTACCTCGTGGCCCCTTCCTATGCTTCCATTAACTTTCTTCATTTTGTTTTGTACCCCTATTATCATTTACATACCAGCCGGAACCTTTAAACACTACAGATACTTTGCTGATTTTTCTTTTACATGCCCTTCCACAATTCGGACAATCTGCTACCGGCTTTGAACTGAAAGACTGCTTTAACCAAAATGCCCCTTCCTCACAGTTGTCACATATATATTCATACTTAGGCAACTACCCCTTCCTTCCCTCTTCCAAAGCCTTTATCCTGTTCTCTAAAGCAGTTATTTTAAGATGTATCGCGTCTAAGGCTTCTAAATAATTAAAGAATGGTTCTGTCTCAATAAGTATTTGATCTATCGCTTCCTCCTGCCAGTCTTCCAACTGTTCTGTATTCTTGTATTGGGATATATCTATTATCTCCCCGTCCTTAACCATTACTATAACCCCTTCCTTAATATTTTTGAGGGTACTTCGCGCATTTTTCTATCTTTCCTACGTTAACATTAACTTGGTAAATAATGTTTTCTTATCTTTCTC